ACTCGCTACGACGCTTGCAGTCGTCGTCGAGCTGCCGCAACCACTGGGCTACTATCCGTGGTGAACCCTCGGTGCAAGTAAAGGGACTTGGATGTTTGGCATAACTGCACCGAGGGGTGTGGCGTTATTGCCAGCTTACAGTTTAATCGTCCAAGTGAAGCATCATCCTAAACAGTGGAATACCGAACAATATAAACAGTATAGTTCCCACTGTCAGGATGATGTCCCAGATTACGATGGAACAGCAAGACCAAGTAAACGGACCTGCAATGACCGGCCACACTGCAAACGCACCCACTCCGGAAAAGTGGAGAATGATTGCCACGAGCGTCCAGATTGCGGCGAACACTGTCATACAACCGATTTTCATGCTGCCTCCTTATACCGTGTACTTGACGTAGCGTGAACCAGCTCCGGTCTTCAAGCACTCGTTGTAGATGTCAGGGTACTTGAGCTTGAGCTTGTCCTTGTCCACGGAGACGCTGCCCTTGCGTTCCACCCAGCTTGCGAACGTGCGACCGTCAGGGCGGTAGAGCCTGCAAGCGTCCACCATCTTGTACTGGATGGAGTTCTTGAACGCCTCGAACTCTTCCGTCGCCCTGTCAGCGGCTTCCTTGAGTGCCTTGAACTTAGTCACTTCCTCGTCAGTCACTTCCTTTGCAGGGCCGGAGTGTCCGGTCTGTCCAGCCATCGCAGCGATGGTTTCCTTGTCCGCAGCGGTGAAGCCGAGCGATGCCGGTGCTTGCTTGAGCTGGATGCAGTCCCAGACACGGAAGCACTTGTCGAGCATCTTGCCGACGAACACCGGATTGAAGTCCACCACTTTCTCGAACCACTGGTGTCCGCAGATAAGCACGGAAAAGTACGCCTTGCGGATGCCAGTGACGTACATCTGCCACTGCACTTGGGCATAGTAACGGTCGGGAATCGGATTCCACTTGGCGGAGTTCTGTCCAGTCTTGCACTCGATGATGACCGGATTGCCGTCAGCGTCGAACGCTTGAGCGTCAAGGGAACACTTGGCCCACTCACGCTGATACAAGCGACCTTGCGTGCACAGGCGGAAGTCGGGATGCTGTTCCATGAACTTTGCCACGAGCAAGTCTTCGATACGATGACCCCACTCCATGAAGCCGTCAGGGTCAGACTGGTCGTCCTTGACAAGACCGAGCTTCTTGCCGTACACAGTCATAGGACTGTTGTGGGAGTCCGGAATCATAATGCTTGCGGCTTCGGTTGCAGTGATTCCCTGCTTACGCCATTCAAGCCACTTGTCAGTTCCCTGCTCCGGAGCGTCCTTGACTTCGTAGGTGAAATCAGCGTCGGCTGCAAGTACGGGGTCGCACGGGAACATCCTGCCAGCGTTGTCGGCACGGCCAAAGCAGTCGAGTTCCATCGTGAGGAGCTGACCGTGGAGGTCTGTGGTCTGCAACTGGATTTCCTTTTCAGCGTCGAGACCGCAGTGAGGTGTCTGGGGTATTTCGTCCCTGACCGGATTGGCCAGCGGATGAGGCTTAACATCAGTGTCATGAGTCATACTCTGTTCCTTGTTGTGATAGTCCACTACTATTTTGGTAGAGCCGCAGGACGGGCAGAAGCGGTAGGCCCCGTCCCCGTACACTGTCTCGGCTTTTACCTTGGCATCGCAGTTGAGGCAGTTGATTTCAACTTTAGGCATCGGCCAGCTCCTGCTTCACGGACTTGTCGAGGCCCAGCTTGATGTCGCAGAGTTCGACCATCTTGCTTGCCTTGCAGTTGGTGTAGCGGCGTTCAGTCCTGAACGGGGCGGTGCGGACAGTGCAGTCGTAGTCCTTGGTGTTCGGTTCTTCGGCAGCACCGACGAGGTAGCCTACGGACTGGCTCGTGCCGTTATTGTAGAACACCTTGGGGCAGCACTCCTCATTGAGCGGAGCGGCATAATCGTATTCGCAAACGAAGCTGTCGTCGGAGCAAGTGTTGATGCGGAGCACCTTATACTTGGTTTCGTTGCCGTCGAAGCTGAATCCCACGAGGAAGCCGAATGCGAAGTTGGCCGGACGCAGGTCGTCGTCGAGACTTGCCTTGTCCCACACAGCGACGAGGGCGTGCTTCTGAACAAGGTCAGCGTCGAGACCGACGGGAGCACCGATGTCCTTGGAGAGTTTCTTGAACGAGGTGTATTTCTTGAGAGCTTCAAACTGGAAGTTCATAGCTTATCCTTTGTTGATTGTTGAGTTAATTTCACACCACTCGTCATAGACGAGCTTTACTTTCAGGAAGTTTTCTGGGTCGCCTCCCTTGTCAGGATGGTGAGTCATGACCCATTTCTTCCAAGCAGTCCTGATGTCCGACTGCATCGACAGACCGCCAAGCAGTTCACGAATCTTGTAGTCCACGGACTGATTGTCAGCTAGGCACTTGCCCACGTTGTCGAGGAACGACTGGTTGTCGCTGCACACACGGAGCAAGTCATTGGCCACCACGACCTTCGACTTGTCAGTGAACGTAGCTTCGAACCTACCCCACGAGAAGTAGGTAAGCACATTGTCCTGACCAGTGGCACACATACGCCGCCAGAACAGGAACATTGACATAGGCTGCACTCGGTAGTGACGCTTGGTCAGTCCAATCATCATCGTCACGAACGGCACTGACTGGTTGGAGTCGAGGTCGAGGAACGCTTGCGAGGGAACGTCCAGCCACAGTGCACGGAGCTGGTTCACACGCTTGGTGTTGGCCACGGCCAGCTCGATCTTCTTCCACTCCGCCTTATACTTTGTCAGGAGTTCAGGGTGTTCCTTGAAGAGTTCCCTGCACTCGTAGAACAAGTCGTCGAGCCGGTTGATTGCACTGGCCCTATCCACGGGAAGCCTCGTAGTCCAGTTCCTTGAGCTTGTCACGATACTGCTCGACATCGGCAAACATCTTCTTGAAGCGTCGGTCGATGGACTTGGCATAGTCGTAAGTCTTGCCGGCCTTTCGAGCCTCGTACTTCTTGAGGATTTCTTCGCCGACAATCAGCTTGCCCTGTGCCCAGAGTATTCTGAACAAGGGTTCGCTCCGGTCGAACAGCGGAAACTGCTTCTTGATTCTGGAACTGGTCATCGTGTTCAAGTGCTGGAAGCCGAGGGCTGCCGGATGACCGTGGGCCATGTAGCCCTCACGCACAGTGTCGGATGCTATCAAGTCACCGGCTTTCTTCTCCATAGCAGTCAGTGCCTGGGAAAGCTGCTCGGTGGTATGGACATCCATCACACTCTGAATGGCAGTCACAGTCTGAACCTGGGAAACTGCACTCTCCGATTGAGTCGAAGTCGTCATTTGGATTACTCCTGTTAAGTGTTAAATCGTTTACGTTCATTGGGTATCACCCTTTTATAGTGTTGCAATTTGGGGCGGTATAAACTACACAACAGAAAAAAAAACATCGTAAAAATAGTATCGTCACCCCTAAAATCTTCTTTCTATTTTTGGATGAAAAAATTTTTGAAATTTTCGCCCGTGAAAATATATAAGATCCAAGATTGACGATACAATTTTCCAAGTACTTCTTACACTTGCATCAGTTGGAGCTGGGCAAGCATGGCTTTCTGTTCGTCAGGACTCATGCGAGCGAACGCTTTCTTGATGTGGAGAGCGTTATGACTGTCGTCCCTGTCAGCGAGGAACTGCTTGAGGGAATCGCCAAGTGCGAGTGCCGCCTTGACCTTTGCGTGTTCCATACCCATAAGCCTTGCGACGCTGTTCACAGTCACACGAGGTTCGGAGAGGAGGGACTTGGCGGATGCCACGAGCTTGTCGATGAGACACTGCTTTTCGGATTCGTCCAAGTCGTTCTCGAACCACTGTGCTCGGTTGGGCGTTGCCACCGGACGGTGAGCTACCGGCTCGGCGACGGGTTTGGGCTGTGTGGGTTCAGTAGGTACTGGTGTTACTCTAAGCGGTGATTGGGGAATTGTTTGTTTCATCATAAATAATACTCCTTATACAGTAATGTAGTAATTTATGTAGCGAATCCACTACGCAAATTGCTACTATTCAGTATATGAAAAGACAAGAATACTACGACGCACTGAAGAAACAGCACGAGGACTTCCGAGCCACGCCCAGATGGCAAGTGTTCCGCAAGTACATGCTCGCCAGCAGAAACCAGACATGCGAGTTCTGCGGCAAGAAGTACAAGCGGACGGAGTTCCTCGATGTCCACCACAAGTACAGGACTGACTATGAGAACTTGGGCGAGAGCAGGTTTATGCTGCTCTGCAAGACTTGTCATCAGTTCCTGCACAAGAAGTCGGGGACACCGCTGCTTGGCCAGTACACCGAACAAGTTGATTAACGCCAGAAGAACAGCATGTAGAATATGATTGCTGTCCCCACTATCGCTCCGATGATGCAGCCGCACATACCTTGCCTCCGTGAGTTGGATCGATGAGTATCTCGCCTTTCTTGTCCACTTCACGGGCAAGGCTGAACGAAGCTTCGAGCTGACGCATGAACTTGACATCAGTATAGAGAAGACACTCACCATCGACTTCCGTACCGACACGGTGAAGCTTCTCCGAGAGCCTGCGGAGTCTGTGGAGACTTCCCTGCAAGCGGTCAGCCTTGAACTGCTCGGCGATGTCGTCGGGTAAGTAGATTGCTACAATCATGTTACTCCTCCTTCGGGAACTTGGACTTGACAGTCTGCATCTTTTCAGCTACGAGATTGTCGAGGTCACCGTAAGTGTTATCCTTGGTGAGATACACTGCGTCGATTGCATCCAGCAGAGTGAGGATTGCAGTCCACTGGTGCGGGTCGGGCGGCCTGCTTGCATTCTTGGTGAGCAAAGAGGAGTGACCAACCTCGAAGCGGCGTTTCTTTACTTCACGCCTGCCGTGGACATCGAGGAAGTCACCACGGAAC